GAAGCCGGAGAACTCACCACGACGCAGGTGAAGGGGATGGCCGGACAAATCACCATTGCGGCAACGCGCATCCTCGGCATGTCCAGTTCCCTGCGGGGGGCCATTCCATTCATTCATTTGTTCGGCACCACCATCAAGACGGCCATGGGGCCGCTTGGCTGGGCCATGCTGCTGATCCAGGGGCTTACCGCGGGCATTAGTGCCCTGATTGACCATTTCAAGGCCAAAAGCGATGAACTTGACAAGGCAGCCGAGAAGGCAAAGAGGAAGCATGATGAAATCAACCAGTATTTGAGGGATGCCGAAAAGGGCCGCCTTGCTCTTGTTCAGAAAACGAAACAGGAGGATGCGGCCAACGTCGTCAACCGGGAGTATGAACAGTACGTCAAAAACATTACGTACGAATATCAGCAGCAGACAAGGGAAATTGAGTATCAGCTTACCCTTCGCAAGATGGAGATTGCCGAAAAGCAGGGGGCGGACACCTGGAAAAACAAGATGGAACGTTTGGATGTAGAGGAACAATACCAGGATGGCAAAATCAGCAAGCACGAAAGAAAGTACAAGCTTTTACTTCTGGATCAGGAACTTGAAAGGATAACGGAGCGAGCCAAGATTCAAACCGCTCATGAGGAAGACCTTGCCTTAGCTGACAAACAAGGGGATGCCGAAGGGAAAAGAAATACAGCTTTAGGCGAAGCCTCACGGCTACAGGATGTGAAAATGAGTCTTCCTACTGTTGATGAAATGGCAGGGATTTTCAAGAAACAGAATGAAGTTCAAATGGAGGTACAATCATGGGATAAAAGAATAGAAGAGGTTGGAAAGAAGGTTTCTTTAGTAAAAGAGGCCATAGAGGGTATTCCCGATTTTTTACCAACGCCCGAAAAAATGGTAAAAGAAATGGAAAAACTTGAGAGAGAAAAGGAGAAATATTTAGAATCCAGGAAACGAGCACAAAATTCCCTCAATAATTCAGTGAACCATATTTCTAATATTCAAGAAAGACTGGAAGAAGAAGGCATATCGTTTCAACCTTCTTACGGTGTAGGCAAGGACGGGAAGCCTGTTACTAACGAACAAAGAACCGAAGAATATAAAACCTCCTTAAAAAAGGTTGAAGCCAGACAAAAAACAGCACTAGAGGAGGCAGGAAAACACCAAGAAGAATTAAATGATATTTTGAAAGAGCGTGTTATTATTCAAAAAGGAATGTTGCGTCTTGAAACAGAAGAAGCGAGAAATGAGCAAGTACGAAAGAAAGAAGATAGGGTAGGGGAAAAGGAATGGAAAAACGAAAAGAAGAAGGAAGAGGAAAAGGGACAGAAGAAGCTTGACCAGAAAAATGAACAGGAACTAAAGAAGCTTCAGCGGGAACAGCAGCAGGAAGCCAACAAGGCCATTAAAACCTTTGTGGAAGGCTTCACCATCAACGCTGGGAAGAGTGCCTCCCCCCGGCAAACCGCCATAGTTCACAAAGCTATTGACGGTATCAGAAAAGACATAGAACGCGCAGCGGCTGATGGGCATATTGACCCGGAAGAAATGCAGGATTTAGGCAAGCTTTTTGTGGGAAAACTGACGGAACTTGGAGTTGCATCAAGACAAGCTATCCAGGGTTTGAAACAGGAGTTCGACAGCAATATGGGGGCTGTTAATGCAGAAATCAAAGCCATTAAAAAGTGGGCCAACACCACGGAGAGACAGAAGCGGCCCGGTTGTGTTGTGAATGCTCCTTTCCGCAGATAACTTTTCCATTTAGTTTTTTTCTTGTTCATGATATGGTTACTTTATGGATGCTTCTATTGCTTTTATTGGTGTCATTTTGATTACCTCATTTGCGGTTTATTTAGCATGGAAAAAATCGAAGACTAGTTTAGGTAATGAAAAATATTCGTCGAATGGAATGGCAAGAAATGAAGAAAAGGAGGACCAAACCGAAATGAATAATTTCGCTGGATCAGAAAAAAGCCATGGAGAAAACCACTCTGCGGACGGTATATCTGGGGCATTCCGAGGTGTTGGCATCGTTTGCTTTGTACTGGCCGTAGTCGTTCCTCTTGTGCTTTTGGCTGGTGGGAGCGGTCAGACCATCTTTGCTGCTGCAATTTTCCTTGTCCTTGCCCTTTCCGGGTTAGGCTGGCTGGGTGTCGGGGTCATTATCCGTCTCTTAGAACGGATTGCCGAGAACACGGGGAGAAAGTAAGAAGAATGGAGCACGGGCGGTTGTCCGTAGGTTATCCGTACAACCCTTGAAAAATGGTTAAAAACGGGCAAGTACGGACAACCTATGCCGCTCATTTCTGTACAAAAATGTTAGTAAATACTAGGAAAGTTAAGAAACGTATAATGTTATAAAGTGATTTGGGAGCAGGATGTCGCAGGTTCGAATCCTGTCTTCCCGACCAATTTTAACCGCTGTAAGTTGAAAAGCTTACGGCATTTTTTGTTTCGCCTTATTTTTAGGACAGCCACACGTCAGGCCACACGTCAATGTGGAAAAATGTTGTGTTGGGGCCGCAGGAATGGCAAGAGATGGACATGCGCCAGTATTTCGAACCCACCGATTACGCCCACCTGTACCGGGAAAAGAATTCCGGCATTTACTATGCTCGTGTGGATTCCAGGCAAGGCGGCCGAAAAACGATAAGACGTTCGCTTAAAACAAAGGAACTGAATGAGGCTATTGCCAAAATGGCGGCCTTTTTGCAGGAGATGGGGGCGAATACCCCGGCCATCGGAAATATCTCCTGGTATGTGGCAGTAGATACCTACATTGCTCACCAGAAGATGCGGCCCAATCTCAAGCCCAGGGCTCTTGAATCCTCCCTGCTTTTTGCGGAGCACGCCCGTAAGCTGGTTGAGCAAGACATGGCAGCGGAAGCCATCACATCCAATATGTGCCGGTTATGGTGGGCCAAAAAAGCACAGAGTTGTTCGCCAAGAACGGCCAATGGGGCTCTTGGTGCAGTACGGAAAATATTTGCCATGCTCACGGACTCCGGGTACGCAATCTCGGACCCTACCGCCAAACTGGAAAGATTGAGTCTGAAACCGACTGAATTCTTCATCCCGGGAAAAGAAGAATTTGTCCGGATTGTGGAAGAAATCAGGCGTGCTCCGGTACTGCGAAAGTACCGGGAAAAGGGGCTTGATTCCCCAGCGGCAGACATGGTGGCATTTTTGGCCTACTCTGGTCTCCGGATTGAAGAAGCCCGGCGCCTGGTATGGGGTGATATTGGGACAGACTCCATATCTGTCCCGGCGATTAAACATGCAGTCAAGAGACGGATATTGTATATCAATCCAGCGTTGCGGGAGGTGATTGAGAGGATGAAAAAAACAAAGAATAACTTGGCCGCGACATCCCCCGTTTTCGTTATTGAAAACCCAAGGAAAGCTCTTACGAATGCCTGCATCCGCCTGGGGCTGCCTCACGTTCGTATTCACGATTTGCGCCATTTCTTTGCAACAACGTGCATTGAACAAGGGGTGGATATTCCGACGGTTGCCAAGTGGCTGGGGCACCAGGACGGAGGAGCCCTTGCCATGCGGGTATACGGCCATCTCCGGGATGCTCATAGCAGGGAACAAGCATCCAAGCTGAAATTCTGAAATGGGCAACAAAAAGCCGGGTTGACTTCACGCGCCCATCAGGCGCATGTACTTGGTTCTTACCTCAGCAAAGCGCGGATCGTCGGAATTGTGGAAGGCTGCGTAATCCGGGTGTTCCGGGTCGTGCATCATGCGCTGGGCTTCGCCGCGGGCCTGTTGTTCCTGTCGCCCGGGTGGAACCGGAAGGGCCGGTTCATCCAGGAGCCTACCTACCGCATCAAGGATTTTGTACATGGCCGGATGATCGGCAATGCCCATCTCATTGAACACGCTCTGCTCGACTCCGGCCATGCGGCACAGGCGCGCAGCCATTTGAACCGCTCGCATCTGGCGGGCGTCGCTGTCACGGCCCCATTCGCCATCAAGCTTGCTCCACGCCTCATTCATGGCCGCCTCCTGGGCCCGCTGCTGTTCGGCCGCATTGGCCGCCATGCGGGTGTCCATGTCCTTAATGAAGGCTGAAAGCCCCTCAACGGGCAGCCCGTGAGCCTTGCCGGTTTCGGTCAGTAGATTCTGCAGCGTCTCGTCACCAGTGAACGTTTCGTCAAAGGCCAGCACGTAATCCTCCTGGGCGGGAGGTTCGGTCTTCCCAGGCTCCGGATTTGCCGGAGGCGGGTCAGCCGGTGGATTGGCGGGAGCCGTGTTTGGATCCGGCACGGGGTCGGCCAGACTGGGGCGGCCAGGCGCAGCGGGAGGGTTAGGATTCCCTCCGCCTCCATTATCAGGGGCTTCTTCACGGAGGAATCGGTTGTGGTATAATCTGAATAAGGACATAGTGGTTACTCTGTGGTTTCTTCTTCTGGTTCGTTGTTGTTGCCTACTACCATTTCGATGAACAAAATCATCTCGCGGTAGGCATCTCGGCGCATGGCGTCAAGGGGGTCGTAGGAACCGGCCGCCCCCTGGAAACAGGGAAGGTCGGTCTGGAAATGTTTCTTCAGCTCCGCCAGAACTTCCGGATTTCTGAAAGCTTCCCGGAAAATCCTTCTGCGGTGCTTCATGCGCTTTTCGTACTCATCCTGGGGATTTGTCTTCATGCTGTTTGTAAAGCTTGTTGCGCCTGGGCGTTATTCCTGTTTGCCACGGAGGACTGTTCCGCAAGGGCAGCCTGCGTGGCCGCTTCCTGCTGCTGCTTCCTCTCGGTCTCCTTCTGCTGCATCTCTTCTTCCGACGCCTTGCACTCCATCGGAGCGCCCTTGGAATCGTAAATCAGCTCTCCGGCCTTGTTGAGGTTCACAATATCCAGCAACTCCGGCCGTCCGGTCATCTGGGATAGGGTGCCGATGGATTCGAGGGCCGTCATCAAGCCGTCCGTCTGCGTCCGGGCAATCGCCTGGGCGATCTTGCCCATAAACAGCACCTGTGGAACAGCCAAACGCGTGGGGACTCCCCGGCGGTTGGTCTCAAACACGCCTGGCACCGGGTCCGGCAGCTTGCCGGCGCGGTACAGCAATGCCATAATCCGCTGGCACATCATCCGGAAATCGCTCACGAATAACGTGAAAGAGGGGGTAAATCCAAGCACCTTTTCAGCTTCCCGGGCCGCTACCTCCGTGGCCGTCATCTGGCGGTCAATGCGGGAAACGGTCTCCAGCATGGGAACGTAAAAAGCCTCTTCAATCTTGGCGTACAGTCCGCGCAGGTATTCCAGTCCAATATCATACTGCCCTTGTGTACCCCATTCGCGTGGGAGCCCGAGATTGGCCGCTTCGGCAGAAATGGTGGTTTGGCCGCCAGCGCGCAAGTCTACATCACCGTACTGTGAAGCCAGCAGGAAAAGCCTTGGGTAAGCCTTCACCTGTCCCAGCGTGTACAGAATCTTCTCCATGTCGATAGCCATGCGGATGGTGCGCCGTGCGTGCCACGCAGGACTCACCCCGTAGGGACTATCGCCCCAGCGCAGGAAGCGTGTTACCAGGAACGGAAACTCGTAAAAACCGCTCTCAAACACAATCTTCTTGTCGTCCAGGGAAATAATCACGTCCTGCCACGGCCTCTTCTTGGCTGGCAAATTATTGGAAAGCAGCCTGCCAGCCTGATTGGGAAGCACGCACTGAACAAACTCGAAAGAATCCGTATACCGGCGCTTTGCATCCTTGAGAGCTCTCCGTACCTTGGCCCCCAGGGCTTCTTCTCCCCATTTCTGTGCAGCCTGGTGAGCTGTCAGCCTGAACCAGCGCACCAGCGTGTCCACGTCTCCGGACTCCGATTCTGCAATGGCATAAGTGCCCGTGGGGATGTGCCTAAAAATCAGCTGTTTGTTGAGATTCATCTCGGAGAACATGCAGCCGGTCCCGGTCAGGCAACGGTCCAGATATACCTCGTGCATGACTGAATAGAAATTGGAAACGGCAAGCTCCCGCTCCATCACTTCCGTGGCCTTGTTGTACCAGTCATTCAAGGTCTGATTCCCATCCTTCTTGTAGCCAACGGGGCGAAGTGTGAACCATCGCCTGTCCAAAGGCGTGATGTACGTCAGGTGGGCGGAAGCCAGCTTTTTCAGGCTGTTATTGGCAACATCACTGTGCTCCAGTCCGCCGCCGTTGTCCGGTACGCTGTCTGGATGGGCATTGCCCGTGGCTCTGGGCATGATGATGCGGCGCATTTCATCCCAGCCGCCTTCAAAGGCGGCGCGTTCCGTGCACAGGTTATCCGCCAGGGCAATGTAATCGCGTACCTCCATGACTGTTATCCCAGGGTTTTGCGCAGCGTGGACAGGCCGCCGGACAGATTCGGATTATTCACCGTGTCGGACAGCTTCAATCTGCGCTTGCTCTTGGTCTGTACGTCCTCCGATGCGTCCGAAACGGACTTCTCCGTGGCGGCCGGGTTCAGAGGTTCTTCTACTGCCGGCGGGGTCGGGGCTTGTGTGACTTTGGGTTTGAAGATGGAGCCCATGGTAATTTACTGGTTGAGGTTATAGGCATCCACGCCCTGCGCGATGGCACGGGCAATGGCGCCGGGAGTATCGCGTAACAGGGAAGCGTCTCCGGGGTTGGACAAGAAACCGCACTCTACCAGCACTGCCGGCGGCACGGTCTTGCGGAGCACATACAGGCTGGTCTTGTTTGGCTTACAGGACCGGTCAGGACGTGCCTGTACATGGTCAGCGCGACCCGGCATGAGCTTGCAAAGCGGCCCGGCAATGGCTTCGGCAAGGGCTTTCCCCTGTGCGGAGTCGGTACAGGTGCCGTCGTCGTGATAAGTTCGATGATGACAGACATGCGCTCCACGGGGAGAGGGAGAGTCCGAGGAGTCACAGTGTATGGAGATGGAAATATCATAGCCTCCGGCGTTGATGGCCTTGACAGTAGCTTCAAGGTCGTCGTCGTTGTCCATGTAAGGGTAGTCAATAACGGTGACGTTGTGTCCCTGCGCCCGCAACATGGGGGCGAGATGGTCCGCGATGGTCTTGGCCGTGGCGTGTTCTTCCAGGCCGTTGCCCCGGCTGCCGGTGTTATTGGCGTGTCCGATGTCTAAAGCGATATTCATAGTTATAACTTAATTTTGTTAGAAGTGGTTAGAATTACCGAGGAATCCTCGGAGGTTGAACTTGTAAGAAAAACTTTACAGTTGCCTATTTCTCAAGTTTCCGCTCAATGTCCTCCACTCGGAGAGCAAGGAGCTGGATTGCCTTGGCCGTCTCCACCTGGGCCTGCGTCTGCATGGTCATCAGATCGCAAAGTCGGTCATTGTGATGGCTCATGACTTCCCCGATGTACCAGCACGCCCCGCCGCAAATAGACAGCGACAAAATGACGCAAGCGAACATGGGGGAAGCCTTGGCGAATTCAAGGAAACGTGCCGGCACTTCGGAGAGTTTGCACATGGTCTTACTTCTTGGAGGCTTGAACGACGGGCGGCACGTCCGTTTCCGGCTGGGCCTGGCTGTAGGACAGGTGGCCCTGCTCGATGATCAGGCAGGAACCGTTCTTGCAGACCTCCGTTCGGTCCGGGGTAATGTCCACGTTATGCCCGCAGCCGGTTACGGTGATGTAGCCAGCAGCGGCCAGAGCGCCGATGATGGCG